GACATTCAATTGACAAAGTAGGGTTGTAAGTTGCGTATTGTGTAGGCTTATATTTGTTTGAATTTTCCCAATTTGTTGAATAGAAATATTCCATTGGCGCATCGTCGCCAGCTTCAATTTTTCCACTTCTAACCTTCGTAAAATCTAAGTGATATATTTCACTAATATTGTTTCCATCGTTTGACCAAATTACATTCAAAGCATACCCACCAAATGTTATGTAATCTTGAGCGCATTTTTCAAACACATCATTCCAACTATCGATCGGATTTGCACGCACTAAAACGTAATTTAAAGACTCGTCTTTCGTCTTTAATCCATTACCGATAGTAGCATCAATCTTGGATTGTATTGCCGTTCTATTGATGGCACTACGTAGAAATAAACCAGCTATAAATTGCGGATATAAATTATCTTCACCGAAAGAAATCCATTTCTTTGAATTACGTTCGGAAAACGTAGGTAAATTTATTTGAATTTGAGTTAATGAATTGAATGCAAACTTGTTCATACTATTAAATATCTTTTTTGGCGTTTTTTCGCAATGAAATTATTTCGTAAATATACTTAACACTAACCAATATTGAAGCCATTATTGAAACAATGTAAAAAACTAATTTTAAATCTTCGGGTAATGTAGTTAAACTAACGCCAAAAGTTGTGGCATTTAATATGTTTACTGGCTCTTTTAATGTGTCTATTATTGTTCTCATTAGCTAACGTATATTATGCTTTCGCTTGTTTCATTATCGGATATATATTCTATTTTTTGTATCTCATTATCACCCGCTAGAAATGCTTGACCTCGTGAATATAAAACAGTAAACCAAGCGTTAACATCTTGTCCATAAATTTCAAAATCATAATTTCCGTATGGTAAATTGTTAATGTTTGGAACTAAGCTATTATTTACATTTATATCTAAAAAAAATGTTGTAAATCTTATAGAATTAATAATAGATGTTGGTTCTTGTAAAATTACTGAATGTACTAATTTATCAAATCCATTAAAAAATTTTAATTCCATTTCAGTACTTCCATAAGGTAGTGAATTATAAATTATAAATTGATTTGAACCTGTTATTAAATTTATCATAAGAATAAAAAAAGCGGTGCGATTAACCGCACCGCTCGTTATTTAAAAGGTTAATTGATTAAAGGGCAGTTTCAAAATCAAATCCACCAACTGCTGCACTTGAACCAGGTGCAATTGCATTGATTAAAGCCGCACTTGTTGAGCTTAATGCTGGCATTGGATCCGCTTCCATTGATTGAAACGTGAATGTGTATCCATTCATATCTCCGATTGCTTGACCGCCTTCGCCTACCATAGTTGATAAGTTAGCTCCACGTGTGTTGCCTAACAACCAAAATTGTCCCATGTTGTCTAATGCAATAACTCTAATTTCACGATTCTTTGCTAACAACAAAAATTCGTTTCTTTTTGCTACATCTCTTTTGCTAATGTTAACACTCAATTCAGTTGTATAAAACACCGTTCCGTTTGCGTTTGAAATCGTTGCCGTTTCTGTTAACTTCGCAGTATCTTTTCCAAAACGATATTGGAAAAAAGTACCATTACCATTAGCCAAAGTAACCTCACCCGCCGTAACTGTTTGGATATCATAAAGACCTCCTTCTGCATAAACAAAGATACTATTCACGCCACCTAAGGCACTCATGCAATCTAAGTTCATTGTATTCAAAATAGTACACGCCATTTTTTATATATTTTTTAAGTTGAAAAATAAGGGGCTTTTTACACCCCTTTTTTATTTATAAATTTGATACTATTTGAGAAGCATAAGCCGCTGTCCCTAATCTAAATTTCGCATTGAAATTCATGATGTCATCTGCTTGGTTGTAGTAGAATTTAAATGTGTCCATTTCATCTAACAAACCTGTTCCGAAAAATAAGTATTTTTTAGGTCCTAAGATTACACGTGCTGCATCATTAATTCCTGGTGCTGCATAAACTGTGATGTTTGTACCAGGGAAAACAAATGAGCTAGGAGCGTTAACACCACTTGCATTTGAAACTTGAGCAAAAGTACCGATTACTGAAGCTCCTGTGTTGATTAAGGCTCCCACTAACGCTTGATAGTTAGCATAAGAAGTGTAAAGAATTAAATCATCTTCAGTTTGTAATGATGGAGTTAAAGAACCAACGTTCAACCAAAATTGTGCAATTGCAGTTGATGTAGTCCATTGAGCATAAGCACCCGCTGAATTAATTGAACCTTGAGCGTTTTCAGTTTGAAATAACAAACCATCTAATGTACCACCAACACCATCTCCTTGCCAAATTGTATTCTCAACATATTTAGCAATGTTGTTCATTTTGTTTGCTGCGATTAATTCTGCAAAAGGTACTGATTCTTGGTTAGCACCCGCACCTAATTGAGATGAAGTCCATTTAGTTCTTAAATCTTCAGGGCATAATTGCTCTTTCAACATTTTTGAACCTACTACTAAAGGAATTTGAGAGAATACTGTGTCGTTGTTACCTACTTGTCCCGCTGCAAATCCACAAGTTGCATCTAAAATGTCAACTACTGAATTCATGATGTTGATTGCTGATGTACCCGCAGTTTTACCCGCTTCGATAGTTACGTAATCAGTTGTAAAAGATTTCAATAACGCCTCACTAATAAGGTCGGTTGATAATTGGTCGGTATAAGCTGGTAATGCTGTTAAATCGAATGCCATAATTTATTTTTTTAATTGGTTTTTAATGAATTTTAATTTGTCTATTTTTGAAAATACTGAAATTTCTTCAACTTCAGTTTTTTTGATTGGTGTAGTTGCTGGTGCCTTTGAGAATGAATTTACTCTTTCTTTTAAATTAGCAATTTCAGTTCCTAATTCTGTAATTGATTCGTAAACTAATTGCATTGGATCAACTGCTACTTCAACTTCCGACGCTTCAACAGTTACTTCAACTGGTGCTTCAGTTTCTTCAACTTCTGCAAAAACGATTTCGGTAATTATACCCATTTCGTCAGTTTTGAACATTGTGCCATCTGCCATTGTGTGTTCGCCTTCTCCAACGGAGTTATTTTCAGCATCAAAAACAGGATATCCGACTTCTAATTTCTCAGTCATAACCTCAGTTCCATCAACTAAAACAATTTTTTCAAGAGACACTTCTACGCCTAGTAGTTCTCTAACTTGGTTTAATTTTAATTTGTACATATTAGTAAATATTTGTTTTAAAGTTTTTAACAAAAATGTGGATAATTATTTATTATTTGGTAAGAAACCATGATTTGGTTGGTCGTATGGAGCGGTTCCCGCAAGTCCTGGAGCACGTCCTTTGTTGATTATTTTTTCTTTTGCATTGATGTAATATTTACGCCAAAAATGTTTGCAATTTGCACCGCCACTATATTTCCATATATCATAAATGTTTGTACCACGTGGTCCAAAGCCTGGATTAACTGGCGCTTGAGCTATGGCTCGAATTTCTGCAAATGTAAAATAAGTTTCAAGTGATAATAACGACTTACAAAATGTTCTTTCAGCTGGTGGTCCATCGTACTTGTATACTGTTAAGCCTTCTTTATATCCTTGTACTGGAATGAAATTTTCATCGTATTCAACAACTTCGAATTCTTCCATATCACTTGCTTTGATTCCTAAAGTCTTCGCCAGTTCGATTGCCTTATCTTCGTCAAATTCAATGATTCCTTTAATCTTATTGAATAATTCCTCGTTTTCATATTCCTCAAAAACACCTTCAACGCTAAAGCCTTTTAACTCCCCATTTTTCACTCTTTGCCACGTTGCCATATCTTCTACTTGCATGCTTACCATCCACGTTCCAACGGGCACATCGTATCCATATTTTTGAATTGCTTTGTCGTTCTCATCTTCAACTATCCACGATTCGTAAACGTAGGTACCTGTTTTCTTTTTATTCTCATGGTCTTGGTTTATGTCATTCGTTCGAGCTTCTTTCATAAACTTTTTTGCAATCTTCAAAATAGTTTCTTTGGAAAAAACAACATCGTAATAATTACCTTTGTCATCAAATCTTACAATCTTCATGTCAGGAATCATGGCTGGTCCGATTACAATTTGTAAATCATTATCAAACCTATATTTTTCTAATTCCTTTTTAAAATACATGAAATCAATCTCAATGGCTGGCTCTTCAACCAATGAAATTTTATCGACTCCACCGCTTTCACTTATTACTAATTCAATTAATTTTCTATTTGTCATAATCTTGCTATTTGTTTTAATTTTAAATTTGCCTCTATTTGCGAAGTCATTTCGCTTGCTACAACGTACGTTTTAAATATCGGATTTGTTTGATTTTGATTACCAAAAGAAACACCGCCACCCATTTGATTTATGTTCGAAAGTAAATTCCCAAACATGGCTGTTGATTTCGCATTAATAACCGATTCTCCATTCGATAAATTAGCCATGATACTATCGCTTGTAGATGTACCCATACCTTGAACTAATCCACCCGTTGCGAATTTAGATGGTGTTGAACCACCACCACCACCAGCCGTATCACTTGACTTTGCGCCGTTGATTTCAGAAATACTTTTTGCCGATTGTGCTAAGATTGATGCAATACTAATACCCGCACTAATGTTGTTTAAAGCTATCGGACTTATTGCCGCAGTTCCTAAAGTTGCAGCAGAAACTGGATTGGCTAAAAATTGCGCATTTGCTTGAGCCGTATTTGAAATAATACCCGCAATAGATGCCGCCTTTTCAACTATTATTCCCCCAATTGCAACTCCTTTACTTTTACCAGCTATATCTTGTAATAATTGCCCAGCTTGTCCCGCTACTTGAATAGTTTTATCAGCAACTACTCTTTTCATTTCTAACTCGGCTTCTGCAATCGCTATTTTATCTTCTGCAGCTTTTTTATCTATATCTATTTTAGTTTCAGCAATTTGAGTATCAATGTTTATAGTTTCTTTTCCGTAATCTTCTTGAATAGTTTTTAAATGTTGGTAATGTGCTAATTTTTTACTTAAATCATCTTCAAAACCAACATCTTGAAGGTTCATTAAATCTATTGATGTTTGATATTCATCTTCCGTTCTTTTATCAAAAGCATCTTTTTCATCTTTTAAATATTTTTCTAAATCTTCAAGCTTTTGTTTATCTGACCTTACTTCTTCTTTTTCTTCTTTTGTATTACCTTGTTGTTGTTTTTCTAATCTTTTTCGAGCCGCTTCATCTCTTATTTCTTGTTGTTTTTTATTTTGTTCTATTTGCCTATCTTTTGCTTCTTGATTTGCAGTTGTTTCTTTTTGGGTTGTAAATATTATTAAATCTTCTTTAGATTTTTTAAATTGTGCGTTAGCTTCATTAACTACTTTAACCGCAGCATTATTTGCCAAAATTGACGCATTTAATTGCTCTTTAGAATTAACTAATTCTCTAGCATTATTTTTCTTTTGCTCTTCATAATGAACTTTTAAAACACTGCCATATTCCTCTAATGCAATTTTCTTATCTAAATCGGCTTGCGTTGATTCATAAGTTGCAATTATATTTTTGTGCATTTCTAAAGTAGTACGTTTTAATTCGTATTGCTTATATGCTTCTTGTTGATTTTCTTTTGAAATAGCTAAGGCACGTTTTAAAATAGCTTCTTCGGATTTACCTTGGGCTTTCATTAACCTCAATTCAAATTCTTGTAACTCATGCTTTTTTCTACGATTATTTTCAAGTAATGTAGTTTGTGCTTCAATTTTTTTATTATATTTTTCAATATTTTCTTTTGATACTTCTAATGTTTCATTTGTACTTTTAAACATTTTTATCATCAAATAACCAACTCCTATCAATGCCGTAACTGCAACCACAACTGCACCAATAGGATTGGCATTTAATGCCGCATTCCATAACCATTGCGCTGCTGTTGCAATCCTTTGAAATATCGTTGTAGATTTTATTACGGCACCTAATTGTTTGAAACTATCTATACTCTCACCAATCGCTTGAACACCACTAGCCAAAGCCATTGCGCTTTGCACTTTTAAAATTGCCGCTTCAACATCTTTACTCTTTTCGCCAAAGATACCCATGGCACCCGTAACCGCACTAAATCCACCCGCAACGCCTGTAAGTGACGCACTAACCGCTTTAAATTTAGCATCAGGATTAAACGCATCTGTTAAGGTTTTTGCATCTCCCATTCTATCTTTTAAGACAGCTGCCGCCTTTGCCGCTTCAATGGCTTCTTTAGAAGTATCTCCAAACTTATCAGAAAGTATGGCTACGTTTGCGGTAGCTTCTTTAATTTGTTGTCGTAAACTCTTTACGCTTTGGTCGACTTGGTTTATCCCGTCTAGGTTTGACGTGGTATTTATTCCTATATTTATCTCGTTTGCCATATTTTAATTAGTTGTTTAACATACACATGAAGTTGTGTTAATGTAGTTAGTAATAAATCCGTTAATTGCTTGAAATGTATTCCCAACGCCATAAGAATAAAATCCATTTGGAGCTGGTAAATTACCGTTTGGATCTAAAAATATTTGTCCATTTTGCTCATAATAAGTGGTTGTTGCATTGCCATTAATAAAGCAACAATAAACATCACAATTTGTCTCTTGAGCAACTTGGTAACACATCAATTGTCCTGTAATCAATTGACTTGGAACGATTGATATTTGTTCCCCAACTCTAATTAATTCTACTTTGCAAGATGTTGGTTTACCTACTTCATAATCGGTTATTTTATTAACCATAAACCAACTATCTTTGATAAAAATTTTATCATTAAAACGCAAATCAAATATGTTTCTATAATCTAAAATTATATTCATTTCTAATATTCGACCGAATGAATCGTATGTAAAATTGTACCACTTTTGCCAATAGTTGTTGAATAAATCAAAGATTGTTCTAAATGGTGGGTTTGCAACCGCTCCAGTTATCGGATATAAAGGCGCACTATTACGCCATGCCATGTCGATAAAATTACTTGTATTCGTAAATACTGAATATTGACTTACTAAAGGATATTGATTCCAATGTTGAGTAACATTCGCATCGTTTTTTATGTGCCATTCTAAAGGTGCGTTTATCATTCCATTGTAATAAACCAATCTTAATTTTGGAACTATCGGAGTTCGCTCGGTAGTTGTATCTTTAGCAATGTGAGGTATTAAGAATTTAGCTGCTAACTTTTGGTTTGCGCTAGCACTTGTTTCAGCACTTGCGTTCCCAATTGGTAATAATGGAGTAGGGCTAAATAACGATTGCGTTACTTTATTGCCTACGATGTTTTCGTTTTGACTGTCAATCTCTAATTGTCCAAAAGTTCGCTTTGTAGCTAACTGAAAATTATAATTAACATAGTCGCTATCTTCATCGTCTAAGAAAGTATTTGACCTCGATTGACTTTCAAACAATGGTTTGCTTTGGATGTCAACATTACCGTCTACTAAATTAGTCCAATCTCTTTGTGTGCCTTGTTCTACCCAATCAACCCACGGAGTAATAATGAAGTGTTTTGAGATTGTTTTTGATGGTTCTAAAACAAGGTTAAATCGTTCGATAATTCCTTTTAAAAAGTCAATATTTTTAACGTTGTTTGGTAGGTAATTATTCAATACATTGATATTATCAACCGATGTAGTTTGGGTTAATGTAGCATTTAAAATACTTGCAACTGCAACATTAGCACTTGTAATATTTAGTCTGAATATTAATTCATTGCCAATCGGTGCTAACGCATTAAACACATTAAAATTAGCTGTAAAATTAAAAATTTCGTTTTGAATTACTGGAGTGTAAGAAAAACTTTGTGTAGCAATTACCGCTGGCGTTGTTAAATTAAATATTTGAATATCAAAAGTAATTGGCGTTCCTGGTAAGCCTGTAAATATCATTTTCGTTGCACCACTAATTTCAAATGTATAAAATTGAGTTAATGGTAGTGCAAATGTTAAAGGAACTGTAAAGATTGATGTTGCATTGTCGAATGAATTTGCTGTATCGTAAATCTCATTTGGAAAAAATAATTTAGTTAAAGTTAGATTCAAACTTTGACTTGCATTGCCTTTAGCTTGAAATTTAGCTGTTCTTCTATCAATCGCTGTATCTATTTGCTCAGTGATTATATATTGATTCATGAAATCCGAACCATTCAGAAACGTACTATCATAAGTAAAACCACTTAGATTAAATATTGCATCAAACAAAACTTTGGCACGAATTACGGGTTTGAATTGGTCGATTGATAATGGATGGATATTTGCTGTAAAACCGTTAGGCGCATACGTTCCATGGTGTAAAGCTAATGTATTTTGTACTGGTTTTCCATCTAAATAATCATAACCCCACTCAATCAATGGATATATTACATCTCCATTTAATAAATTTAAACTCCAACTATCAACCACATTAACATAGCTCTTAACATGATTGTATGCTGTTAAATCTAAACTATTCAAAAACCCACCGCCAATCGCCGAACTAAAGTCTGAAACTTCACCGAAAAAAGTAATCTCATATTCAACATTCTTATCTCGATTGTTTGTAATTATATTAGTCAATCTAATTGAACCAACTGAAATAGTCACGTTACTATCTTCAACGTAAGATTCTATTTTTTTAGTAGCATCAAAACTAATTGCATTAATGTTAAATGCACTTTTAAAAAACAAATTGTTATTAGCCGTATTTGGTACTCTGAAAGTTTGTGAATAAGTCGATGGGTTTGCGGTCGGATCCATTATATCCGCAACCGACATGGTTAATTTAATCGGATTGTTTTCCATTAAATCTAATAAGATAAACCCAGTAGTAATCTTAACGTATAATCTCATTAATTAATCTTTTGTATTTGATTCAAAAATATTTCAAATTCACCTTGTACCATTTTTACTTGCTTAATATTTTTAGTCTTATAAGATGTTTGTCCTATTCGTACGCTATAAGGCGCATATTGATTATATAAATTATCATTGAAATAAGCCAACACATGTGAACTCTTTTGTAATCCTTCAAGTAAATTAACTTCATCCTGTGTAAGCCAATCCGTGTTTAACATCCACGATGTTGACGCTTGTTTATTGTAGATTACATTACCGCCTTTTATGCTTAAATTTTGGTTAGGATTTTGAACATTCATTGGTACTGGCGTTGTTAAATTCCAATTCATTGATTCTTGATAATAATTATCGTTAGTAGTTTGAATTTCCTTTTCAGTAAACATTGTGAAATTCATGTAATCACGACCGCCCAAATCATTTAACCAACTTAACCTTACACGTGTGTATAAAGTTTCACAATCTTCTAACATTGTAAACCTAACTTCTTGCGTTGAAGCGATATTAGGCACACACCCGTTAGCGGTTTGGTGCGTATACATTTGAATACTCATTGATTCATTTGGAGATAAAGTGTAGCCAGTTGATAATTTACTGTTAAAATAATACATTAAATGATCTAATTGAGAATCAACATGAACAATATCGTATCTAGTATTTAATTGAGTTGTTACAACCGTGCTACAATTTAATTTCTGATTAAAACCGTTTAAGGAATCTAAACTTGCATTATATTGATTTACTAAAGTACCACTTGCATTGTAATATCTTATTTTACAAAAAGCAATGTAATTATCATTTAGTGTAGCATATTTAGTCCAATTTATAAAAGATAATACATTAACATCTTTTAAATAAACTTTTTGATTAAGTATTGAATAAGTCAATGGATAAGCCTTATCCATTAAAGGAACTAACACATTTAAACCCCAGTCATAGTGAATAGTTCTTGAAGCTAAAGCACCATAGCCACCACTTGTGGCTGTAAAAACACTCATGCCTTCTTGTTGTTCTTTAAACTCTAAACTTGAATTCCAAGCATGAACGGGAATATCTAATATTTCATTTCCTTTTTTTGCATATAAATTATAAGCTGGTGAACCTTCTACTCCCGTAGTAACGCCGTTATAAATAACACCAGGACTTCCGTACTCTTCACCAACTTTTAAAAATACATGTAAGCTTGAATTAAGATTATCTGCAAAAATTAAATCCGAAAAATTATCGATAATAGTTTCGGGCACTATGTCAATTGGTAAAAATGATTGACAAATTTGACTTACATCAACCATGCCAACACCCGCTGGATTCGGTTTTACTTTTAATCTTATTTGAAAAGTACCGTTAATGTATACATCGAATACATAGGAAAAATTTGTTTGTGCTATTTGATTACTTGTAACACTCCATATAATAGGATTGTAAACTCCTTGTAAGTAAGATGGTGCGTAGTTAATTGCTGTTATCATTTTTGCTTTTTTGGTGTGCTAAAAAATTATAGGCTGTTATTAATTCTATTTTTGTGACTTCTTCGATTTTAAGGATGTCGTCTTTCGCCAAGAAGTAAATAAACGTATTCCAACCTCGAGCGCAACGGACATCAGCACGTTCAAGATTTTTTTCTTCTTCTCCGCTTTCGGTTTCGCCAAAAAGTCCTTTGTAACTTCTTTCAAGCTGCCCAATATATTTAAAAAAAAAACAGCGGTGTTCAATGCAACCTTAACGGGCATTTTCTCTGCAAACAATTCAGCTCGCTCTTCAAATGTTTCACTGCTATAAGGCTCAATTTTGAAAGGTAGTTTGCTTATCAATGGTCTGTAAAGAATAGCCATTATTTTATGAAGATTGAAGTTTAACACGGGGTGGTTTTTCAACACATCGATATCTGCCATTTCACCAACTGTTAATCCTTTCACGTTAATCAATCCGTAACTTTTACCATCAATGGTAATGATGTTGTCAACACTCCCATCGCCTAAGTCAAAGCAATTGTGTACAAACTCATTCCACATCGTATCGAGTATTTCAGCTGGGATAATACGGATTTCTTCCATGTCGCAACCTGTGACAATTTGGAACACTTTCATACGGTCGTGTATGCTTGTTTCGTCTTTTATTAAATCCGAAATCTCGATAAATTTTCTAATTGATATACTTTTAATTGTTCTCATAATTTTATGTTGTAGCTCTACTTGTTTTTGTTGTAACTCCTGTTAATAATTCTACTATGTCAGCACTCACCGTGCGCTCCAATTTCTTTGCAAAGTATGCTATTAACTCTTGTGCATCGTCGCTTAATGATGTCCAGTATCTAGGTAATATTCCTTTACCCGTATGTCCTGGTCTTGGATTCCATTTAGGCATTATGAACTGACTCATTCCGTAGCTTGATTTATCTGCATTGCTATAAGTACCTAAGTCAACGTAAACGCCATAATAGATGTAATAGAATGATAATGCAGGATTATCGTTTTTAGTAACTATCTTATATCGAATAGAACGCTTTAGCTTGCCTGTTTTTACTGGTGCTTGAGCCTTCATAATGTTTAATATCTCAGTACCCAAAGCATCTAAGGCTTTAGTAACTTGACGGATATATAGTTTCTTTGGATCCATTAATTAAATGGATTTTCGCATAAAGTAAATGGACTAATTGCTTCAACTATTATTCGTGTTGTATAACCAGCCACGGAGTTAACAAAGGCTTCGTCGAATATCATTGACGTAGTTGGTAATTGAATGTTATATCGAAAGCCTACCCAATCGGTTAAGTTAAATTTACTGATAATATCTCGAGTTACTTCTAAGCATTGTGATTGTGTAATTACTTGCAAATCTAAATCGTCTTTGCAAAGGTCAAAAACTACCATATCAAACTCAAACTTCGTTGACTGACCATTCATTTCAGCAGTTGATGGGACTAAGTGAACTGCCATGTAATCGTATGAATTCGTAAACGTTCCATCGTTACCACTAGGTTGTTCGATTGCACTTATATCACCTACTCGAAAGGATTTTACTGCCTTATGAGATAAACACAATGTTCTTAAATCTTTAATTAATATTTCGTATATTGAACCGACCATATTGTTAAATATATTTTTTTTGTAAAATTACATACCTTTTCGATAAAAACCATAAGTTCCTTTTGATGGATTGTCAAGGTTATATATCACATTGTATCTTATTGCATCTATTATATGATTCCAATTGTCTACATATAGTCGACTACCTTTGTTTAAGTAGCAATAATTATTTAACTCCTTTGCTATGTTCGTGCTGTTAGGCTCAACTATAATCTTGAAATCTTGCATACGAACAATACCGCTTTCAATGGTTCCTTTCTTAACCGCTTGTATGTTTACTTTTTGAAATCTAAGGTCATCAATTAATCTAGGCTCGGCACTATCTGCTATAATCAAACCGCCTTTTGTTTTTTCAAGTAGCATTTTTGATAACTCATGTGTTTTAAGCCCACGTTGATAAATATGTTCTTTGACATAAAGTATTTTATTCTTTAAATCAATTGCCACTTCAGCTAATGCGTCAGGATCAATCGAGAACCCAAAGTCCATTCCAAATGATGTTTGTAAATAATTTGGATTGAACGCACCGAACTCCCAATTAGTAAACACAACTCCATCGGCTTTGTCTAACCAACCGCCTAAAATAACGTGTTGATATTTATCAGGATTGTGTATCTTAATTTTTTCAATCTCTTGTAAGAATGAAACACCTAAATTTTTAATGTTATCTTCATAGGTAGTATGAATATATGTCGTATTACCTTTCGTTCCATTAAAGCCTTCTTTGATACCTTCTTGTTCAAAAAACTTCTTATATATCCAATGTTCTTTCGTTGCTGGGTTAAGGATTAATATAACTCTATTTTGTTTATCATTAGAACGGATTGATAAATTTATTTTATCGAATGTATCTTCGTCGGTTAACTCTTCACTCTCATCTAAAATCCACGTTGTTACTCCTTGCAAAGATTTAAGGTTCGCTGTTTGGTCACCGCTCGATGTCTTTAAGCCTTTAAAAAATATTTCACTTTGAGATTGCTTATTCTTAATTTCACTTTTAGAGATACTAAACATATCTTCTAATTTTAATAGCTCAATTTTCTCTTTAAATTCGGGAATAATAGACAAGTGAGCACTCGTCATTGTTTGCCTCGTAAACAATATCTTATGTCCTTGCTCGAATGATAATAAAGTAATGAACCTACCCACCTCAAAAGACTTACCACTGCCTCGTCCGCCCGTGACTACAAAGTATCTACTCTTACTACCTAATAAATCCCATGCCTTACTGTGCTTCTCCATTATAGAGTTTCGAGATGTCGAATTCCTTTATTGTTATGTCATTGTCAATCTGTTGAACTGGTGCACCATAAGCACTATCTAAAACGGCTTTGTATGCGTTCGTATCTTTCAGCTCGATTGCCTTCTCAATCTGAGCTTGGTGCATCTTTAATTCTTGGTCGTTAATGTCAAGTAATTCCTTAAGGATTGTACTTCTATTTCTATTGCCTTTACCACGCCCATTTGGGTTTCTTACTTCACCTTTCTGTGCTGGTATTAAGTTTTCTATATTTGGCATATTTTCTAATTATTTTCTAATTATTAAATCACTTTAGACAATGCTTTTTGTAACGATACGATTACACTACGAATGCATGAACCACAACCGTTTGGCACCTTGTTAGTGTTGTAAATTCGATTATGCAAATCATACAATACCTTCAATTCGTTAGGCTTATAACCAGTTGTAATGTCTAGTATTATCTTACTATTTTCAAGTAATATTTCTTTATCCTGTTCGCTAACTATCATTGTCATTTTATTGTTACTTTGTTTGTTTCTAAAAATTTATATATGTCCTGTGTTAATTCACCACACAACCATGATTGCGTCTCTTCGTCTGTTATATCCCTAGGCTCCGTTACTTTAACCACTAAATGATATATCTCATGTGCTAAAGTATTATGAGATAAATAATTCTCGTTAATGATTATAAAGTATTCACTAATCGTAAAGTAAAAAACAATGCCTTCAAGTTCGCAATCTAATGTGAATACTTCTTTATTCTTTTTGAATATCTTTTGTACGTCCTTAATAATATCCTTTGAAAGGATAAAATTTACTTTGCAATAAAATATATTTAATTTAAATGTTTTTCTCATGTAGTCAATTGTTTGTAAAAATACTCCCCTAAATAAGAGGCACTAAAACTTAATAATATTACCAATGGTATATCTACTCTAGTAATCAATAGGACTATCATCGTCACCCAAAACGGAAGGCACGTCGGACACTTTAACGGCTTTCCTTCGAGGTTTAACGTTGTGAGAATTGTAAATATTCTCAGTACTTTCGCATATATCGGATTCAATATTAACGCTATCGTTCCCATCGATATTGCCACCGTCAAGATAAATAATTCTATCATTTGTATTAAGTTTATTTCGTGAGTAATTACTTGTACGTTCAAAGTCATTCTCATGACAACTGAATATAACATCTATATTTTCAAATTTCCATTTCATATCTATAAATATATATTTTAGTGCATTTTAATTATAATTGGCAATTTACCATCAATAACCACACCGCAAGCTATTTGAGGCGGTGCGTAGTTTTTAGCGTATGCCATTGCGTAACTATCCTTATCTACACCGCAACCGACTTGCATTCCAAATACATTATTAACAAATTCAATGTAACACTTCGTATGTGTGTGACCAGCTACAACGGATCTGAATTGGTCTTTAGCCTTTGTGAATGCAGTCGAACCTTCTCCATGTACATAATACACATTGTCAATCGTTTCATCTGTTTTGAAATTCCATGTAGGTACTTCTAAAACGTCTTTATATTCCTTAATCCATTTAGCACTAATTCCATTTGCTAAGGCTTTACGAGCCACTATTCGATCATGATTCCCAATTATAACCGTTGCGTTAGGGAATGCCTTGTGCCATTTTCTTAACTTCTTAATTGAAACATTGAGCTCATCCTTTGCGCTCAATCCATCGGGGTCGGTGTTATGAAATGAGCTGTAATGTGAGTCAATTATGTCTCCGATAAATACTACCTTATTACAATTAAATTGCTTGTATTGTTTTTTGCAATGGTCAATATAACCATCTAAACAAAAGGGCTCATGTATGTCTCCGATTATTAAAACTTTACTCATGTTTCTTTAATATTTTACGTACTTTTTTAATAGTTAAATCAACGCTTGAACGTGGTATGCCTGTTTGCCTGGATAAGCTTGAAATCGTATGCTGTTCGTTTGTGAATAGTTTGAATAATTCTTTATCGTACCACTTCAAATCCTCTAAAGCTTCATTGTATTGTATCTCATTAAAATCATATTCATCTTCGTAAATAAAGTCCCCAACTATCTCATTTGACTTTTGATTAAAAAACATCTTATAAAATGGACCAGTATTTGAACGCCATTGAGTAAGCATTATTCGTACTATATAAAATCTCAATCCACCACTATTAATAATCTCATTATAATTTGACTTTGAATAAAGCTCCTCGATTGCGTAATGAAGTAAGTCAAGATGCAATTCATGACCGCCTGTAATCTTCTTACTGGCTTCAATTAAGATTGGGTATTCAAGTACTATATCATTCAATGAATTGCTTTTGGGAAACAAAGTTAGTGTATTAATAGTCGATTAAAATAACATTGTGTTCATTCTTTAACTCAAATAACTTTTCTTTAACATCTTCAATGTCGACCATTCCATCAGTATTTTTCCATTGCCTAAAGAAATTGTGGAATAATTGAAATAAAAAAGCATCTCTATTTTGCGCCTGAAAGTATGGCATTAATTCGTTTTGGTCTTCGCCTGTAATCTTAAATTCTATTTGCATAATGTGTTATATAATTTACTTGTTAATGATTGTTGTGTGTAGTATAAGGCATGTTATTTAAAAGTTTCATCGTACCATTCAATAAAGTCATCAATGTTTCTAGCTTGATAATAAATCCCCCCAGCTTCATTAATTGTGTGCTCATATTTCTTTTGGTCAAGTGATTGCCTATCCTTGCCATATTTAACCTCGATTTTCACACTAACTCCAAATTTGATACCATTTACTTGCATTGGTATAGTTGCGCTTATATCAGCACTCCCTTTCGTTCCTGTGCCCTTTTGCCATGATACCGAACCAATTGTCCGTGTGTACCCCATAACGTCGGTAATTGTCTCTCGATTGTCAATCCTACGTCCCATTGTGTTGATTCGTTCTGCTTGACCGCCATTGTATCTTATCCAGTCCATTATGCAACCAGTTAAGTGGTTTGCAGAATTATCGGTTTTCGTGTAAAAATTAAAGCTCTGCAAATCTTCATCTGTCCAGGTTGGGTACTTACGAATGAGGCTCATTCGCTTTGCATCTAAAAATCTTTGTTTAGTTTTTCTGTTCATATTAAAATATTAATCCGTCATCAATTGGTTCGCTTGTTATATCGTTTCTTTTCGGTTTTGTTTTATCTACTATCTCAAAATAAACTCCTAAATGAGATTTGCCATGTTCTACTTCATATCCTTTAAATTGACAATAAACATCAATCCATTGTTTTAATTTCTTTCTAGTTAACCATTTTCTAAAGTCAGGATAATCGTTTAAGAATTCCTCAAAAAATACTTGGTTTATTATTCTAACTCCCGTTTGCAAATGTTCGGTTTCATTAACAAACTCATAAAATTCACTCGATGTTTTATTAATAAATTTGCGCACCTCTAAATTCTTAAACTCATGCTGTACCAATCCATTTGCTAAATAATATTGCACACATTCAATCATGAAGTTATCAAATTTTTTCCATTCTATTTCGCTCCATTCGTCAAATAATAAATGATTAAATACTTTTAAAGGTGTGTTGTTTGCATTAAAGAAACTACTAAACTCAACCTCAAACTTTCTACGCTCAAATGATCCACCAACGCCACCGACCGTGTAGTTAGTTGTAATTAATATTTTCGGGCTTTTCTTAACGGGTAATTTTATTGCTAGTTGACCTTTGCGCTCTAAGGTAATACCTTCAGTAATAAGACTAAATAAACTTTCAAAGTCAAAGTTTTTCTTTACATCGTCAAATACTAATATTTGACAATCTGCAGAAATGGTTTGATACTTAAACTGGTCGCCAAAACTAAACGATTTTCCATCTAAACTATTTAATTTTTTCATTTGACTTAAAGCATTCCAAAATAAGCCCTTACCACTCCCACCATTCGGAGTATCTGAAATAGTTTCATCGTTAAGAATTATAGCCTTATTGTTTGCACTTGTTTTAAATGAGTGCAATAGATACCCAATAACCGATTTAAGCGAATTATAACGACTTTCATCTTCTCCAGCAATGTAATTTAAAAACTTACCAAATACACATGATTCTATTTTAATATACTCAAAATCTCTATCAATGATTTGATTTTTCCACACGTAACCTTCGCTATCAATGTAATCAATTTGTTTAATCTCATTCTTTGAGATTGATACTATTTTGTTTTTAAAGTATATATAACAAT